TTCGCCTCGGAGGCCCGGGCCTGGGCCAGATAAACCGTCATCATCTGCAGACAGCGCTTCCCCTCGGCGGCACCCTGGTCGCCCTTGAGGATCGGGCCGGCCAGCATGGAGGCAAGCTGCCAAGTCAGGGTGCTGACGAAGAGCGGCGGGAACTTGGTGGTGTCGGTGACTGCCTCCGTATAGCGGCAGGTGGCCTGTTCCTGATCGGTCAGGATGATCCGTGCGCCATCCGGGGCGCTCTCAATCTGGTAGGCCTGCGGCACATAGCGGCCGGCGGCAATCACCGGCGAGACGTTCTGGTAGTAGCCAGGAACATCGGTGGGGGCGAAGCGGGTCGAATAATCGTCCTGGGAATCCGACGGCAGGACCGCGATGATGCGGAGCACATTCTGGGGATAGGCGTAGGCGTACTCCCACTGGGGCCATGGGTAGGAGAGCTGCGAAAGTGCAATGCGCTTTGTGGCAAAGCCCCAGTCATGCATCTCAAGCAGCGTGTCGCGGGCGATCGGGTAGAAGCGTGCGCAGTGCTCAGACTGGGCCGAGCCCTCTGGCGGGTTGATGCTGGCGACCGTTGCCGTGTCGCCCAGATGAGCGAGGGCGATGTTGCAGATGTCGATGTCCGATGCCATGGGGCCCCCTGTTATGAAAGAGGGACCGCCGCTTGAAACGGCGATCCCTCGACGGTGTTGTCCGGAGGCTGGTTACGCCCTGCCCTGCACCGCGTCGGAACCACCTCGAGCGGCCTTATTGCTCGGCCTGACGGCGGGCTCTTCGTCAGCCAGTTCGAGGTTAGGGTTCTCGGGTCCGTTGTATTCGAAGACGTCACCCTCATCACGGAGGGAATTGTCGACGAAACACTTCACCTTGGCGCGGTATCGAGACATGCGTAATTTCTCCTGGTGAGCTTGCTAGATCAAACCACCGTGAAACCAGACGGATAGGCCTTCTGGCCGTCCTGGATGGTATCGACGATGTCGGCGGTGAACTTGCCCGCGGTGAGCGTGGCGCTCGCGACGTAGTTTGCACCGAGGTAGCGCAGACCAAGCGAGCCAATGTTCGGATTGATGCGAACAGCGACACGCTTGCCGAGGGTCAGCGACGTCTTCACGATGGCGCCGGAGGAACCCAGCACCACGGGAGAGGTCAGGGCGGCAGCCGCCGAGCCGATCACCTGGAACTCGACGGTCGAGCCGCCGGTGCCAGAGGTCACAGCCTCGTCGACGATGAAGTGCATGTAGAGATCTTTGCCTTCACCAATGTCACGCGCCTGCGAGAGATCGATCGTGTCAGTGGACACGGCTGACGTGGTCACGGCCTGGGCGGCCGATACGCGGAGCAGCTTGTCAGTAATCATGGGAGCTTTCCTTTCGAACTAGATTGCCGATTAGCTGACGACAGCTTCGGTGTTGAGGACGGCGTCGACGCGGCGCAGCGGCACACCGATGAACGAGAGCCAGCTGTTCGGTTGACCGAACTGCGTGAGGCCTTCGTTGACCTTGAGCACTGCTTGCGACTTGTCGAGAGCGGCGATCGAGAGGCCCGAGTGAACGGTACGGTTCATGTAGAACGCGGCCCGACCCATCGAGATGTTGGGGATGCGGTACAGTGCACGGGCCATCAGCTTCATGAGCGCGGTGGCCGCGGTCGATGCCTGGGTGTCGCTCTGCCCCACAAGGTGCGTGGTGTTGATGTTGCAGATGCGGACCACATAGCGCCAGTCCTTGACGACCAGGCCGTTCTTCCACTGGTAGCGGGTGGCGTAGGCCTGCAGGCGGGTGCCGTCCGAGTTGTAGACCGTCTGCTCACCGAGATCCTCGTGGATCAGGCCGGCCTTGGAGCCCTTCGGGAAGGGGCAATAGACGGTCTGGTCGCCCCATACGACGAGGTACACCGAGGTGTTGGCTGCAGCATCGGCACCACCGGCGCTGATGACGTTCTGGGCATTCTGGGCGCCAGAGATCGCAGAGTAACGCGGCGCGAGGCCGAGGAACGTCTTCGGGTCAGTGGCGGGGTTGCCGTAGAACAGGGTCGTTGCCTGGGTCTGGTTCATCGCCTCGAGGAAGGCAGTGTCTTCAGACAGACGGAACTGAGCGGTGTTACCGTTCAGCATCGCGAGATCCTTGTCGACCTCGGAGCGGGACTCGAGCATGCCGCAGGCTTCATCCACCTGGGCTGTCGTGCTCTTGGAGGACGGGATGCCCTGGTTGAGCGCACGCCAGTAGACGGTCGGCAGGCCGGTGCGGATGACGACGCGCTCGCCGGTCGGCAGGTTGCCTTCCTTGAACACGCAATCCTCGAGGATTTCATTGGACTGCGAAAGCAGCTCGGCGACGACCGGAACGCGGCCATCGGGATCGGTGCGCTTCGCCCAGTCGGCGAGGGTCAGATTGCTGTTGGACAGAGTAGCCATTATTCACTCCTGAGAGTTCATTGCTGATTGGAATAAAGCGCGGCCGCTTGGCTGCTGAAGTCCTTCGGAGCGGGCTTGCCACCAGCCCCGACGTCTGCACCAACAAAACGATCCCCACTGATTGCCTTGCCTGCCCTGAACATGAACCGGATCACCTCCGGGTTGTTGCCCAGGCCAGACTCGTTCAACAGCGAGCGCAGTTCGGGGGTGCCGAACTTGTCGAGGGCAGTCTTGGCGAGGGCGAGATTCTCCTGAAGTTTCTCGCCGCCGAACTCCTTGTCCGCCGTAGCGGCCTCGGCCCATTCGGTGCGGACTGCCTCGAGCCGCTCCATCTGTCTCTCCTGAAGCTTCGGGGCGAGACGATCGAGCAGCTTCTGCGCATGCTCCTGCGGCATGTTCAGTTCCTTGGCGACGTCCGAGTATTCCTTGATGATCTGGTCATCAAAGGTCTGGCCTTCGGGGGCCTTGAACTCGTAGGTCTCGGGGGCTTTCGCCTCCGCGGCCTTGTCACCCTCGGACTGACCAGCCTGCTGCCCATCCTGGGCGGCCTGGCTGTTCTGTGCAGGGGCCTGCTGCTGTGATCCCTGCTCCGTTGCGGCGGCGGTCTGCTGCTGCGCGGGTGCGGGGGTCTGCGATGCGGCGGTGCCTTCAGTGGTCGTTGCGGCTTGTTCCGTCATCAGCATTTCGGTCACTGGTGTTCTCCTTCACCATTGATGGGTAGTGCTCAGGGCAGAGCGAGTGGACCATCGCCAGGGTGCGGTTGCCGAAGTTCCTGTTGCCTTCGGCAAATGCCATCGTCATCGCGTTCGTATTGAACGACAGACGAAATACCCCCGTCTGATCCAGAAGCCGCCAGACATACCTGCGGCCCCGCTTGCTGCTCATGAGCCATTTGAGATCCGCTTCCTCATTCTCGCGGGAGAGCCGGTCCCGGACGACCTTGTCGGCCTTGGTCCGTTCCTGCCCGCGGAGATCGGTTGGATCGTATTCGCTCATGGTGCCGTTATATCGGCGGTCACTGATGATACGGGTATGCCGCCATCGTGCTCACTCGGCGCCGCCGTAAAGCATCGTCGCCGCCGCGGCTGCATTGTTCTCGCCCTGTGGCTTGACCTCGATCTCCGTAAGCTGGATGCAGACACTGCAGTCCGTTCCGCCGCTGTCAGCGCTCGGGTCGAGTTCTTCGGTTGAACGAGCCACGACGCCGGTCGCGCGGACCATCACGGACTGCCCCGCGGACATCTTGGTCAATCCCAGCGCCTCGCATTGCTCAGAGTTCAGGTAGATCTCCGTTCCGTAGCCGTAGCGCTTCCGCTGATATTCCATTTCGGAGTCACCTTCGGGGGTGAGCAGACTGACGAGTGCCATTGAGCCTCCTAGACTTCTACAGGCGAGGGTGAGTTGTATCCGCTGAACATGTTCATGATGTCCGTGAGCGCGTTCTGGTCGCCGCCGGTCTTGGCCGCCGCCATGTCCTTCATGGTGGTCGCCTGCTGCTGCATCGCCGCCTGCTGGGCCTGGGCGGCCTGTGCCTTGAGGCGGCTGTTGCGGATCACAGCCACCTGGTCATTGGCAACAATCAGCTTGGGATCGACGCCGAGCATGTCGGAGTAGCTGTCCACCCACTGGTCCGGGTCGAACTTGTCCAGGACGTCAGGCTTCATCTGGGCGACGACGCCGAGGTTGGCCACGAAGCGGTCGACGCTGTTGGTGCCAATCGCCCGCTGCGCCTGGGCCAGCATCGAGACGAACTCGACGTTGAGGGGCATGCCCTGCAGCTCCTTGGGCGGAGGCGGCAGAAGGTTGGCAGACACCATGCGCGAGAACGTGGTCTCGATGAGTGGGTCAAGCAGCTCGTTGTGCAGGCGCTCGAGCACCGGGCCGAGCATGAGGAGCTTCTCCTCGTGGCGCTCAGCCACCTCGGTCGCGGTCATGCGGGTGTCGGTGGCATTGGCCAGCATCAGGAAGAGATCGGCATAGAACGCACCACGCACGCGCTCGCGAACGTCCTGAATGTCGGCCAACAAGTGCTGGAGGTTAAGGTTCACCTCAAACGCGGTCTTGATTCCCCCCGAGGGTGAGTTCGGATCTACGTATGTGATGCCGCCAGGCAGGCGCTCGATGTCGCGGTTCTTCAACGTAGTCGGCACCTGGATGGGCGGGTTGGTCTGATAGTCGATGCCCTGCGCCTTGCGGAGCTGTTCGTGCTGGAGCTGCTTGATGTCTCCCAGCGCTTCCATGCCGGGCGAGTTCCCGTAGATGTCGCCGCCGGCCGTAGCCCAACGCGGCACCAGGGCGGGGAAATCATCGAATCCGCTCTCGGACAGGAACTTGTCGGGGTTGCCGCCTACCTCGAAATAGTAGCTTCCCCAGGCTTTGTTCTTGTTGTCGATCTTCTTGTGATCGCGATCCGATCGGGGCTCTATGGCGTGGATCAGGCGAACCCACGTGTCCACGCTGCCGCGATCGTACAGGTTCTGGACGGTGTTCGAGCAGTTCTCGTAACCGAACTCAGTCACGATCTCACCGACCGACTTCTCAAACTCCCGGTAGAGCGTTGACACGCGGCCCTGATAATCGGTCGCAATGCAGAACTCGCCGACCGCCACAGGGTAATGGTGGATGACCCCGCGATAGTCCGGGAGGACGATCGAGGCTCCCGTGCCGAACGCGCCCAGTTCTTCGTACATCTGGTGCAGCGCACGGTAGGTGTTGCTCTTCTGGAATATCGCCGACATCCGGCGGGTGACGTCGTCGAGCCACAGCTTCACCGGCGCATAGTCATTCAGCGCCGGGTCAGGCGTGCCCAGGCGGAACCACGGCCGGGCGGGTGACGTGGCCCCTGCCATCATGCCAGCTCCAAGGACGCGCAGCGCCCGGGTGCCGGTGTTGTCGTAGATGTTGTTGTGGCGCCGCCAGCCCTTGTTCCGGTCCTGGATGAAGAACCGGCCATTGCGCGGCAGCAGGTAGGTTGTCAGCTCCTGCCAGTGGGCATACCACGACGCGCGTTCGGACTTGAGGTTGCCCCACCTGGTGATGAGCTTCTCCTGGCGCGGTGCCTTCACCTTCGGGCCCTTGTCGCTGCCGGGGTTTTCCATCCGATACCCCTACTGGCCGAGCAGCGTAGGCTTGCCGAGGGCCAGGCTGCTGGGATCAACACCCTGGGAGCCGGTGAGCATGGTCGAAGATCCGCCAACGGCCTGCGCTGCCTTCTGGATCGCCGAGATGTCGGGCTGTTTCTGGTTTGCAGCGTTCATTGCCATCTCGCTCTTCGCTTCCTGATTGCGAGCCTGGCCGGCTGCCTGATCCTGCATGGCAGACTGTGTCTTCGCGGCCTTCTTCTGGGCCTGCATCTGCTGCTGACCCTGGTACATGGCGTAGCCGGTGCTGGCCACGCTGGCGACGACGGCGGCGGCGGTAATAACTCCGGACATCTCACTCTCCCGTGATGATGGTGACGTTGAGGGCGGACGACTGCCGGGAGGCCAGCAGCTCAGGCTCCGAGGTGAACTCGGCCTCTGCTTCCTCGACGGTCGTCGCCGCGGTTGCGAAGATCATGGTCATCTCGGTGTCAGTATGGGCCACGAACGCCTGCTTGCGGTCGGAGCTGGCGGGGATGACCTGGTAGCCCTGGATCTCCATCGCCCGGTCATTGGCCAGGACGGTGACCTCGCCCGAGAGGATCAGCACCGTGGGCACCTTGACGTAGGCACCGGCCAGCGCCACGCCAGCCGGAATCCGGATGGTGCGGGCGTACATGCCGCCATGGAGAACGTGGTGGGTGGGGATCGTCACCTGGGGAAGCTCGAGCAGCGCGCCCTGGATCTCGCGCACACGCTCGAGGTCGGCCTCGCTCGTGGGGGCAATGCGGAAGGTGGATGGGGTCAGGTCGTTCATTGCGTGGCCAGCCCCTTGAAGAACACCTGGTTGGTCTGGCGGTACTTGAGGCCTGGCATGACGTCGGCCAGGCGTTTGCCGGCGGGTGCGCTGACCAGCACGCCCAGAGCACCCATGTCACCAGCCAGGCGCTCCATCTCACGGATGAGCTTGACCCCTGCGCCGGTGCGGCGGAACTCGTGCGCCACGAAGATGCTCTCGGTGGTCGCCACCTTGGCGCCGTAGTGGGGCAGCACGGTCACGATGAAGTTGAGGAATCCCACCAGCTCACCGCCGTGGTAGGCCCCAAGCACGTGGAACGTGCCGGTCGCTTCCATGCGGCGATAGAGATCCGACTGACAGTTTGCCGGAGGCAAGCCCACCATCTGGCTTTCCTCGGCATAGGCTGCAGTGAGCCAGGAGAAATTGGGATCGCTCTCCAACTCCCCGAAGGTGATCAGGCGGACTTCGCTCATGCCGCAACCTAACGCGCGGCCTCCGGCTTACGGGTACTAGACCCGGCTGTAGGGATCGTATTCCGCGCGGCTGCCTTGCTTGCCCTTGGTGTAGATGTCGGTAGGCAGCTTCTTGCCCACGGGATAGGCGAAGGTCAGCGCCAGGGCGTCGGCGAGATCCGGAGATCCACCACCCTGCAGGCGCTTCTTGATCTCGTCCTTGCTCTCGAGCACCTTCCGCCCAGCGGCATCGAACCAGTAGATCGGCGTAGCCATCTCGCTCTTGAGGCTGGTATCGTTCGGAATCGCCCCGCCCTGCTCCAGCCACTCGCGCATCGACCACCACATTTCCGAGCGGCGGTTGATGAACTGGTTGGGGTTCACGGCCCTGCCTCCGAACGGCACCTCGATCACGTCGTACTCGAGCTGGCGCAGGCGGTCGATGACACCGGCGCCAGCACCACTGTCGATGAACACGGCATCAGGCGCCCAGGCTTCGATGTGAGCCGCCACGCGGGCGGCAAGCTCCATGTTGTCGATGCCACGGTAGACGATGGGGTCGAAGGACTGGAGACCCTGCCGCTTCATGATCACCGAGCGGTCATCGCCAAAGCGCGCAGGATCAACGCCCAGCACCCTGGGGGCGCCCTCGACGTCCTTGGTGGTGTAGACCCTTGTTGCCGCGTGCTCGGCGTCTGTGAGGCTGATGAGCTGGTCGTCGCCCGCGGCGCTGAAGTCGCAGAGATACTCACGGGCGAACGAGGTCTCAGACATGTCGCGCCGGAGGCGATCGACCTCGATAGGGTCGAGGCTGTGGGTATCGTAAACGGTGAAGCGGGCAGCATGCCAGTCAGGCAGCGCCTCGGCCTTGTAGAACAGCTCGGAGAACAGGTTGATGCCCGCGGGCGTGCCGATGAACATGGCCCAGCCCAGTCGGTCGGAGAGCGCCGGCTGGATGATGTCGAGCCATACCTGGGGCTTGATCTGCGCCACCTCATCGATGACGGCCCCGTCGATGCGAAGCCCGCGCATGGCATCGGGGTTGTCGCCACCGAACAGGCGGATGATGGTGCCGTTGTTCTTGAATGTGACCATGAGGTCGCCCTCGTTCACATCAACCAGGCCCAGCACCCGCAAGGGCTCGATCTTCTGCTTCAGGCGCTGCCAGGCGATGGCTTTGGACTGCTTCAGGAACGGGGCGATGTAGACGAACATGCCGAGGTCTTGCTTGAACCGCACCGCCTTGTCGATCAGCTCCATGATGGCCAGCTCGGTCTTGCCGGCGCGGCGGTGAAGCGAAAGCACGGTGAACCGCCTGCGGAGCTTGTGGCATTCCTTCTGCCAAGCTCGCGGGCTGTAGTTCAGGCGGACGTCGACCTGCTTAATCGTCACTGGGCACGCCCGTCGCGATGGTCACTGCGATGGAGCCGGAGGCCTCGAGGCCCACCTTGCTACCATAGGCTTTGGGTTTCAGCCTCTCAGCTCGCCACTGGAAGGCGGCGATCTTGACGCGGTCGGCCGCTGCGCTTTCGGCTGTGCAGGCTCTTGCGGCTTCCAATATCTCCTCGTCCATAGCATCGGCCTGAGCCTCCCTCGCGCGCGCGTATATGGACGCGAAATCAGCGTGCTGTTCGAGCCATCGAAGCACAGTTCCACGATCCGGATAGCCTTCGTCGACACATATCGTGCGCAGGCTTTCGCCATCTGCAATGCGCGCACAAATGTTTTCGGCAAGGCGGTCGCTGTAAAGGCTTGGGCGCCCGACCTTGCCCTTTGCCTTTGGCTTAGCTTTTGCCATCGATTTTCTTCCATCTGTCAGGGGTCGAGACGCGCCGCTCGTAGCGGATGATCTTGACCACGGTGGTTTTTGCGAGGCCGAGCTTCTCGCAGATCTCGCCGACCCGGAGGCCTTCGTATTCGAACAGGTCTCGGATTTGATCGACCAGGGCGTCGGAGAGCTTTGCGTTGTGGTGCGTCTCGCCAATGCGAAACCCGCGCTCGTTGACGGCAACGAACACGGGGCGTTTAGGCTTGCGGTCCATGAGCATCTCCGTCGGAGGTGGATGGGCACTGCGGAGGGCAAGCTGATGGGTCATGCCGCGGCCTCGTCGCTTTGGGGCTTGGGGAACGGGTAACCCTGAGCGCGAAGAGCCTTGAGCAGGTAAGGGCTGAGCGGGGCCTGCGGGGTCTTGAGCTTGAGGTCGGCGAGATCCTCGTCGGTGGGGGGCACGAAGACCCTGCGCTTGGCCGGTGCGCCGACGGTGTCTGGGTTGTAGCCAAGCAGCTCCTCGACCACGCGCTTCTTGCGCTCGGCATCGGTCTCCTGGTTCCAGGGCGCGGTGGGATCGTCCTCGAGCTTGCGCCAGCCGGTGGGTGCTGGCTGGAACTGCTCAGCCCGGGCTCGCTTGTCGCGCAGGAACTGGTGGACGTCGGCCGGGGTCGGCAGGAACTTGCACACGGTCTGGAGGCCATCGCGTGGATGGGTCAGCCATGCCAGCTCTTGGTCGGTGAGATGCGCCAGGCTCTCGACCATCTCGGCGAGGTACTTGGGGTTCTCGGCGTTGGTGTCAGGCCGCCCCTTCATCAGAGCCGACAAAGCCGCCCTGGCTGCCACCAGCCGCTCTGCGCTCGGCTTCGGCGAGTTCAGCGATACGGCGGTCGATGGCTGCGAAGGTTTCATCGCGGGAAGGTTTCTGGCGATGGGCTGCATGGCTGGTGCTCCTGCTGCTGGAAGTGGGCAATGACACGACGGTGGCTGCGGAAATGCGCTGATCACGGGCTTCTGCAATCGGGTTGACGAAGTAGGTCCATCCCGGAGACCGAACCTTTGGCGCTAGTGCGCGGATGACGGGGAGGACGTCGAGGTCGAGATCCGCTCCGCTGTCGAGCAGTGCCTGGATGCAGCCAGTGATGGCGAGCTTTGGTGCCGGGTGGTTCGTCCAACCAGCCGCGTTGCGGAGCTTCGCCTCGAGGTCAGCGTCGTGCTCGCGCGCTAGCCTATCCCCTCTACTATTGGGATTGGGATTGGGATTGGGATTGGGAGCATTGCCTTCGCTATGCGTTCGCATACCGTCCGCAGATGCGTTCGCATTGCCTTCGCTTTCCGTTTGCGGTGCGTCACCCTTGCTCCAACGAGCCTCGGCGGATTGCCTGGCCTTGTCAGATTTTCTGCGATACGCACGAATCTCGGCCTCGCAGCGCTCGTTGAAAAACCCCTCCGGGGTCACGGTGAAGAACTCGTCGAGCACCGTGTCCACAGCTGTGCGCTGCGCCTTGCTGGTGGCGACGACGAGGCGGTAGACCTGCTTGCGATCGGCCGGCAATGGAGCCTCGCGCATGTAGTAGGCGTCCATCAGCCTGCGGTATGCGAGATCCTCTTCCCAGCTCAGGTGCCGGGTGGCAGAGGCATAGTCGCCGATGTGGAATGCATAAAAATTCATTGCTGCCCCCTCGCCCGGCGGAATGTTGCCAGCACCTTCGACAGCTCGGGCTCGAACGCCACACGGTCGACGTTTACCCGGTTGATGCCGTTCATCACGGTCGAGTGGTCGCGCCCACCGCAGTAATATCCAATCACCGGGAAGCTGCGCTTGGTGAGGTTGCGGGCAGCCCAGAAATAGATATGCCGCGCCCGGCAGATGGTGGCGTCACGGCGCCGGCTCAGAAGCTCACGGCGGGGAACCCCGGTGACGGACTCGACAGCGACCTGCAACGCCTTGAGCGTGGGCTCGGGGCCCTCTGCCTGCACGTCTGCCTGGTGGGGCACCCTGACAAGGATGCAGCGATAGCTGCTGCGGTGCTCGTTGCTTGTGCTTGGCAGGGTCATGCCGCCCCCTTTGCAAATGTTCGGTTCCAGAAGGTACGCACTTCTTCCTCGGTGCGGCCGCGGTAGAGGGCAGCCTGGTGCCCGCCGTCGTCAGTCATGGCGACCGTGTGGCGGCTTCCGACACAGGACAGGACGAAGCCCGTCCGGATCTTGTGGACCTTCGGCGTGGCGCCGCAGATCGGGCATGGTGAGATCTCGCTCATGCTGCCCTCTTGTTGGCGCCCAGGGCTGCCTTCATGGTCTTGACAATCAGCTCGGTGCTGTAGGACGCACGGCTCTCTTGGGCATGGAACTCGCAATAGCGGTGGTCGTGCAGCTCGCCGTTGCAGAACAGGTGGCCACCGGCGACGCGGGGGTCGAAACCAACCGGCCACTTGCAGCCGGTGACGTCGACGATGCCGCATTGGCGCCCGAGCTTAAGCGTCGGGGTCTCGCGCGGCCGGTACTTGAGCCTGACCTTTGGCATACGGTAGCCGCCGGTGTCACCCGCCATCGAGGGCGCAACCTTCTCGGCCTTGGGCTGCTCCTCGCGCACCCGAGGCTGCCTCGGCTTGTATTGGCGTATAACCTGAACCGCCGGGCGGTTGCGGAACAGCATTGCGCCGGTCGCCTTCTCGATGCGATGCGCCTTGCCGATGACGGCATTCCGCGTCGTGCCGATCTGGGCTGCCACGTAGCTGCTTGAATATCCTTCGGCCAGAAGCCGGCGCATGGTGTCAATGCGCTCCATGGTCCAATCGACCTTCATGCAGCCTCCGGATAAATAGCCGACGTGACCTCGGCGCCCTTGTGACCGCGCTCCCAAACGTACCAAGCCATTGAGGTGGT